CTATTTGTGGCGAAACCATGCAACCTCCTTCCCGAATCCATCTGTTTTAAAGATGGTGTGCACCTTAGGACCGGTAACGATGCGATCTCCGAAAGACTTTGCAGCCATACCGAAAGCCCCCATGTCCACCAGCGTGGCGGGAGCTACTTCCATCTTCCAGAATCGGTGGCTTTCAATCAGGTAATGCTGTCGGATGATCCGGTGAGCAAACTCCATTACGTCTTCACGGCTGCCACCAAGCAGCCCAGCATTCAGCAGTGGTTCATCACGATACTGCTGAAGGAATTCGCTATACACTTTGCCGTGGTGATTAGCCTTCATCCATTCGTCGGCATACGTCTTATGCTCTGAGCCCACATAAATTTTACCCGGCGCCATTTCTGCCCAGGGCTCTCGCAACATTTCGACGTCAGTACCGTCCGTACACCAGACAAGGTGGTACTCAGGATGTGAACGTAGAAATTGATAGATGTGAAGCCAGCGAGCAAAGTAAGGGCTCATGTCCACCAGCGGGACTTCAACCAGATCGGCTCCAGTTGGCGACTCTTTTAATTCGTCAGCCAGGACAATCGGCAACGCGCCGGATATTGAGTCCGCCCAAACCTGAAGAGCCCTCTGGTCAGGCTTCATTTTTCCGCCGCGCTGTGGGTCTGGCTGACTCGTAAGCAGCGTCGTAATCACCAGATTCGGATTGGTACTATATGAAGCGAATCCGGTATAACCATTATCCCGCCGGGCGTTGAATATTCCGACGTTTCGTTTCACCAGTGCTTCACGGTCAGGCCGGGGAATAGAGCGCCTCCCCTCTTCATGCTCATCCATTGAGTGAATCAGCTTTTCAGAGCCGACCACATCAGCGAACGCCCAGGTCGATAACCCGGCGTTGTGAATGCGCAGCGCCAGATCCGGATGCTCGTACATGCCGCGACCGTAAACCGGATCGAAACCGCCAACCTTCTCGATAGCGCTGCGGTGGTAATACAGCATCACGCCGCGCTGCCCGGTGTAAGCGATGTGCTTATTATCCCGGTACAGGACCGCCATATCCTTCAGCTTATTCGTTCCTGCCAGATCGAGAAACTGGTAAGCCAGGTGTGGCTCGGGTGATTCGATGTATGGCAGGTGCCAGTTATCAGCGATGGGCCAGGCGTCATCGTCCCAAAGGAATAGATGCTCACACCCGGCGTCCATCAGCGCGGTTAAACTGGCGTTCTTCGAAGCAACAATGCCGAGTGATGTTTCATGGCGAAGCAGTTGCACGCCGTCAGGCACTACTGCGGCAGGTTTAGAACCATCGTCGATAACCACCACCAGCGCACCGACAGGAAGATGCTTGGTGTGCTGCTCAATAGCGCGCATTAAAATGTCTGGACGCTGATGTGTCGAAATGGCAATGCCGATCCGATATGAAATCGACCCAGCGGGAATATACTGGATGCCGTCTATAGTGACATTCATCTCAACCCCAAGAAATTAACAATCTTCACAAAACTCCGGAAAGGATCTCTAGATGCGGATAGGGTAAAATTCAAAAAGGTGAGGATGATTTTCCTCACTAAGGTTTACACACAGCTCAATCACAGAGGAAATGCTTATGACAAAAGCAACATTTACAGGCTGTCAGTTTATTGATAATGGAATAGGTATTGTTGCTTCTGGTGATGTACAACTTGAGGCGCACGACACTTTGTTTCAGGGAAACGGTAAGGCAGTGCAAATTGACTCAGGTATACCAGAAGAATTAGCGACATTTTTTAAAGAAGGCGTAGATGTCAATAAAGTTCGCCAATTGATAGAAGAAATTCGACGGACTCCAGATCCACAGCCAGAAAAGATTGCCCAAAAACTTTGGAAGTCAGGTTTAAGTACTTGGATAGCTAATGGAGCTAACACGGTAACGGTAGCTACCGCTATCTTTGAGTTTGTGAAATTTATTGCAAAATAATTTACGAATCCCCTCGGATGGATTGGAAATTTATTATCCTTCAGAGGGGATGTTTTAATGAGTATTACAATTTGCTTGCCACGCTTTGTTATGCGCCAGGATGTCTTTCTTAGTCTGGAGGTCCAGCACATCCCAGTCGTGCGCTGTGCCGTAGATGGGTTTAACCCAGTCGCAAGCCGTGTCCACTACCTCAACCCTAACGGGTCCAGTTGTCCCGCAGCTCGCGATCAACATCGTCGCCAAGCATATGGTTAACAGTCTGCTGTACATTGCTGGCCTCTTTCGTTGCTTCAACCCGGCGCTCTGCTACTGCTTCAGTGGCAGCGGTCTTCTCTTCAGAGCGTTGCTGATCGGCTTTAGCTTCTGCTTTGCTGGTGCCGCGAATATGGCCTAGGCCAAAAGCGCCGGCGATAGCGGAAATCACCAGTGCGGCCAGCCCTATTATCGTTTCGATACCCACATCCACCTCACACCAGAACGGATTTCGCCAGGTTAAACAGCGTGCGGCGTTTGTCCAGCCCGTTTCTGCCGCCATTGATTAACAGTGTCACGCGCTCAACATCGCCGGAATGGAGCAGGCAACCGCGGGAGGCATAAAACCAGGCAGCTGAGCGCGCGGCGTATGCATCCTCTTCAAGCAGCTCCGGGTGGGTAACAAGGTCCAGTTTCAACGCCTGGCCACAACTGCGATAGTTGCTCAGCCCGGTAACCTGTTTCAGCCCGCGACCGCGATATTTCCAGCCATCACCGGCAACCTGATTGCCCAGGTGTTCTTTTCCCCACTCCCCACCGTATACCAGATTGGCGATCGCTTTCTGGTTTGCCGGTTGCGTTGCAGTTCTGCCAAGTGCGGCGGCCTGCTGTTGCGTGATGCGGTGGCTGCCGAACGTAGGTACCAGGTTTTCCGCCGCGTAATTCAGGTTCTCCACCAGCCGGGTAAATCTAGTGCTTTCATGCCCCATTTGGGCAATAAACATGGCCTGATCAAGCGGTGCGGTGATGCCGTATTCCTTCATAGCGGCGTCGATATGCGGAAACCAGCGCGTAGCTAACCCGGCGCTGATACCAGCCGCCCTCTGAAATTGTGATTGATTCACGTTGTGCTTTCCCCTGCTATTCTTGCGATGTTGCCACGTGCTCGCCATACGGCTATGCAGACAACAAGGTTGACGACCAACTCTCCGTAGTCGACCTGCACGTAATCACCATGCCAGATGCGGAAAGCGGTAAACGCTGGAGCGAGGATCAGCCCATAGGCCAGAAACTCCATCAGACGGCGGCGCCGTAAGCTCCGCTTCCTGAAGAACATCAGGCGTATGGTGATGAGGATGCATGCAACAGCGTTAATGTTCAGGATCAGTGTTTGCCACGTCATTCTTCCCCCTTCAATCCGGGTAAGTCTCCCGTCTTCGAGCGCTTGAGAACGCGAAGCAGGACGGTGACAGAAACCGTTGAGGCCGCCAGCGCGCCAATGGCTGGCGATACTTTCACGGCAACTGGCGGAGAAAGGTGACTTAATGCCGCATTGATAAGCGCAGCGATGATTTCAGATGCTGTTCCGGCGCAGTAAATCCCGCCAATAAACGAGATAAGCGCGAACAGTATCTGCTTCCAGATCTTGTGGTCCTCACTGCTCAGGACGTAAAGAGCGGCCCCGGCAAGTGAGCAAAGCATTACGGCGGGAGTAGCTTCTGGAAACATCGTGGCGAAGGTGATTCCGGTAGTACCGGCAGCAACACCAGCAGTTGCCGTAGCAGATATCGGTTCTGCGGACATTTAGCCCCCTCTTATTGCCGTGAGTCCTCTCAAATTGAGGGGAACAAAAAAGGCCGCCCTGAGGCAGCCTTTTGAAATGAAAAATAAAGTGCTAACGCTTTCTAACACATAACAGAAGCATCAATAGCCACCACGCAATGATTTGCAAAATGAGTCGCGCCAAATCCACTTTTAGTACATATGGGAATGCCCGATTTAGTAATGTCAATTCATAGGTGTTTGGGACATAGAAAATGCCAAAGTATCCCTGAAAGGCTGAATATGTACCGCGAGTAAAATATTGGAAGGCTTGGAATGGTGGAAACATTATCATTCCAATCGTGCCTAAAATCGTAATTATAGAAACTGCATATGAGATTCTTATTTTCATAAAATTAACCAACCGAGTATGGGTCAATTAGATATAGCATCGATTTCATGAAAATAAAAAACCCGCAACGTGGCGGGCTTAAGACTTGTTCTGTTGCTCAGTTCGCTTTAACGTCCCGAGCCTACCACAATTTAAGCACTTTCCTGCTCACTCCGCAACTTAAATCTGTCGCTATTTGTGCCGAATGCGTCACAAAGTGGTGCGTAAAGGATCGATTCTGCAAGACTAACCCATGTATCAATGCGACGACGGCATGTAATAAGGGTCCAGTCGGGGTGTTTTGAATTAAGCTCTTTAGCCATCTGGAGTTTGCTTTTACGCAGACGATGACGATCAACAATCACGCCATACAGCCCACGGTATTCTTCGTTCATCAATACCGCAGCAATAACGCCGTCAATTATTAGCCCCTCCTCGTCTGAGCAGAACGCCAGGCCAGTTTTGTTTTTACTGTCGAGGATTTCACGCAGGTATGCTTCCAGCTCGGGTTTAGTGATGCCGGATTTCTTCATGCGGCGCAGAGCATCGTTGATGGCGGATTTGGTTATTTTCCCGGATGCCAGCAGCTGGTTGAACATGTTTCCGCCCGAGCCACCACCGATATAAGACCAGCGGCCCCACATGCGGAGCTTTCCCTGTAACCAGATACTTTCGAGAGTGCGAAGGCGAACCAACTCGCCGGATTTGCCTACTTCTGAAGGATTGATCATTTGCGTCTCCACTTACGCCAGTACGCCGATTGCCAGCGCACGATCTAAAAACCGAAACAGCAGCGTTAACTGGTCGCCGTATTTCGCTTCAAATGCCACGGGATCAGCGTGTAACTCGTCGTGATGCGCTCTGCACAGCGGTATCACAAACAGGTCATGCGCTTTGGTACCCATTCCACCCTGCCCATGGCCTATCAGGTGGTGGGGGTCGTCTGCTGGGTTATTGCAGCAACTGCACTGCTGCGACTTCACCCAGCGGGTGTACTTCTCGTTTTCCCAGCGTCGGCGCTTTGGCCTCCGCATGAAAGATTCCGGCGTTTCAGGATCGACCTTCACCGCCACTATCCTTTTTGCCTTCTCCTGAAAGATTTGCGTAGCCGGTAATGACGGGACAATGTCGCTTTCCCTCATCACTGAACTATGCTGTTCTGGCTTGATTCTGAGTGCTTTACTCGCCACCGATTCAGGAACAAGGTCAGCCAGATCATTACGTACCATCCACCAGCAGAACTCAGGAAGCGAAAGAGTGTGGTCAGCGCTGAAACCTAAATCAATATTCACCCTTTCCAGAAGCCATTTTACCAGGTTCTGCATGGCAATTCCTGCCAGTCTTTCAGTGGTTTGCTCACGTAAATGGTTATCACATGACCAGCAAAGACGAATGCTCCCCGGAGCGTGGCGCATCACAGTAAAGTCACTGGCATGCCAGTCAGTGTGAGGCCACTGACATTCAAATTTACTCTCCAGCCAGGCATCAAGGCTACTCAGGCCACCAGCTCGCTGAATAACCCTCTCGTTAACAAAAATAGCCTGCATGGGGGCATCGTCAGTCAGGGGCTGGTGGGCTTCAGGGATTAATCCCGATGGCAGATGCTGTATGGCTTCGGATGGTGGCTCAATAACTACCCTTCCCTGACGGAATAGCCAGAGCAGTTCGGTACCAGGGCGGAACAGAACCACCCCAGATATCGGCGCAATTTCAGGCGTCAGTATGGCTCTCACCCAATTCCCCCCATTGTTGGTTGATGCCTGGTTATCGATATTTCTACCCTTCCGCCATGCACTTTCGGCCCCCACTCCACCAGCATTTTCTGCACCTGGCTGTCATCCTCCCAAATGCCTGCATGCGTGAGCGCGTCAAACAACGCCTTGTTGTAGTTGTCGATGTCGCGGCGGCGGGCATCTGGCGGAAAGAGAAGGATCTCCACCGCAGCTGGTGATGATGATGGTTTTGGTAAGCAACGCAGTTGCTCAATGATCGCTGCACATGCCGCGCTCTGGTATGCCCTGCCCTTCTCGCTGATAAGATGGCGGCCTTTTAATGGCCCCTTGTTTGGGGCTCGCCAGTATGTGTTTACGCTCGGTGGGAACGGGAGCACCAGTTTCATAAACTCACTCCCTGTTTTTTCAGCCAATCAACAGCGTTATCTCTGGCCTTATCTCCACCGGATAGCAGGTCTTTGATGATCGTTACTGGATCTGCATCCCATTCCGTTTTGACGACGGTAATGCCCCTGGCTGCGCCAGGAGCAACAGTGATGTAACCTTTTTTCTTAAGTGACTTCACGTGCGCTACAGCAGCGTTCGGTGATGCGCAGCCAATTAATCCGGCAAGCTCCAGCATCGTAGGAGGAAAGCCAGCCTTTTCGATGTGAACCTTGATAGCTTCAAACACTTCATTCTGACGCGGCGTTAATTCGATCATGACTCGACTCCATAACGCCCGTTCAGACGTCCGATTACGCTGTTGAACATCACCAGGCTTACACCCATCGGTTTAACCTTCTCGTGGTACTCCTTCAAGATCGGAGGCACTACGACATTCCAGCTTGGCTTTGGCTTCTGCTTTAGGGCTTTTTTGATGGCATCAGTGCATTGACGGGCTACATCACGCACAGCGTTTTCCTGCTCTGTGGAAAGCTTTTTCATGTCGGCTGCTCCCAGTCAATAATCACCCTGCACTGATAACCAGAGACGATAATCCGAATCGGAGCGAAGCGGTGGTGATAAACACCCTTTTCACGTTCGATGAACGTTCTGATCTTCGACAAAGAATAGACATGACCAGTCCAGGGGATAATTACAGTTCGCCCTTTCTCATGTCTTACATAAGACGCTTTGTCTTCAATGTCGCTGAACGTCGCTTTGGCTGCCTGATACTGCTCGGCAAACTGTTTCGCTCTGTTTTTCACCAGGCTAACACGTTCATTTTCAACGGAATCAAGGTTCATATGGTAAATGTCACTGAGCTTCATGCTGCACGCTCCTGAGGTTTGCACATTGGAACGGCCACTGCCGGTATAAGCTCAACAGCTGGTGATTCAGATTGATTTCCCCAGTGGTCCCAGCCAGGCGCACCGCAACGGCTGAATAGTTCGATGCGTGGAACGTCACCGTAAAGCATCTCCAGACGGAAACGCGCCTCTGCTGGCTTCTGGCTGTGCTCACCGAGTGGGCTGTAAATAACCTGCTTGATGCTGGCGCATTTGCGTTCAAGTCCTTTTCCCCTGGTGGCGATTAGCAGGTCTTCGGTATTGGCTCTGGTGTAGTTCCCGCCGTTCATGCGTGTCTGTGCGTTCAGCAGGTCGAGGAAGTCGTAAAAATCTTCCACACGGCCTGCCTGAAGTACTTTGTTGATATGCTTCTCTGCCAGTGGGTTGAACTTTACCCAGGTAAAGCCCTTCATCGTGCGGACCTTAAAGCCCCACGCTTCAGCCAGCTCGATAGCCTCTCGGGTGTGTGTACCGGTGAACCACATAGCCAGAACTGCATCATCGGCAGCCAGGTCCCAAACCGGTAACCGCTTCATGTCGATCAGTTTCATCGTGTCGTAGTGATCTTCTGCTGCACCGTTACTGGCTTTGTTGTCATAAAGCCAGGCTGGGTCAGCGTAAATCAGTGAGTATTTCATCAGACATTCCTCGCTCGGCCAGCCAGACACCATGCATCAGAGGGTGCTTTCACTTTCGGCGCCATGCTCAGGCAACGCTGACGCTCAATCAGTATCTTCATCCGCTGCTCTTCGTTCTTAGAGCGATTGAAGGCATCCATCAGAACTGTTGCCGCACGCTGGTAGAGCCCTTTTTCAAACAGGCCTTGAGCCTTATTCATCATCGTGGTTACAGCTGGATTCGGAGCTTCTTCTTCTGATACAGCTGGTGTATCTGCCCGGTTAATTTTTAGTGCAGAGCGCCCCTCGTTAACGTCACCACCTGGTGCTTTGGCAAAATACTGGTAGCACTTACCGTTATGCTGGCGTGTTGCGCGATTTAGTTTGACCAGATGGCATACACCGCGCTGAACAGCATGAACGTCGTACTGTGGCATTGATGCCGCAATCTCTTTGTTCGTTAAGCCAGGATTAGCGGCGATGAAAATTTGAATATCTTTCAGAAGACTCATGAGTTCGCTCCTCTGAAGCCCGCCGGGACTTTGCTGTAGTCGGTGTTCTTGAAGCTGGATTTGAAGATTCCATCCTCACGCTCCCACTTCCCGTTAACACGCGCTGGCCTTCCGGCATTCGCCCAGTTGGTAGCGGACTTCAGATACGCTGGAAACTTTGTTGGCTGGAAAAGTGTCTGCGGGCGCAGGTAGGACGCCATTGTTAAATCGTCGCTCCACTTGGCGTTGCAGTAGTCCACCACCAGCGACAGTTCTTCAACGGTGAAGCCCTCCCCGATTCGGGCGCGAATGTTTTGCAGCGAGGTTGTTGAAACCTGATAGCGCGAATTGGTCACCTGGTTCAAATGGTTTAAAACCTGTTTAGCCTGATCGGTGATCAACACATCACCGTCTGGTTGCGGCGCAACCGGACAAATAGGGTTTTTAATATCTGTAGTATTCTCTGTTGTATTCTCTGTAAGAACATCAGTGCAATTTGACCTGATGAGAGCCGTTCGTTTTGACCTGATGGAGCGTTCCACTTTGACCTCTTCCATCGGTTCATTTTGACCTGATGGAAGAGTGCATTTTGAACTCTTCGATTTGGTCACTTTGACCTCATCTAAAAGCTCACTTTCGTAGTTGATCGTGTAATAGTTCGTCATGTCGCGCTGAGACTTGTTCAGCTGCTCAACTTTGAGTACGCCAAGGTTTTTCAGGCGGGTGAATGTGCGCTTCAGGGTGGATTCAGACCAGAACGGAAACTGCTCCAGCCACTGCTCATTGGTGTTGTAAATCCAGCGCACGCCGTCACGCTCCAGTCCGGAGGTGGTTTCTTTAAGCCAGTAATTAACCTGCTGCAACGCAATGGCCTCGTTCAGCCCAATGCTGTAAGCAAGGTCAGGGTTAATCACTATCGGGCGGGATGGCATTAACAGGCTCATGATCGTCCTTTAACTCTGTAAATTTACGCTGGAATTGCTCAAGAGGGCTGAAGCACTCATGATCGTACCCTTCGCGAAGGTATATAACGCGTCGATTCTCGGGCTCCCACCTGATGACGCGCACGGGTACGCCATAGTGATCTCTGAAGCGCCGGTTAAGTTCTCGCATAGCGCTCTCCCCTTCCGACGCCAGACACCCACAATCGCCATTGCCCTGCTGTGGTTACATGGAACCCAACGGCCTGATACCATGCGCTCATACCGAAACGACGATGTTCCAACAACGGGAATACCACGGAGTTGCGGGAGACGGTTGTTTACCGTTACACTGTTCATGCGTTAGTTTCTCCACTGATACGACACGCCAAGGGGCCCGGAGCTGCACACTCGCGGGCCTCACCCATTTCTGGAAGGCAATAAACACGGGAAATAAGGTTCAGGAACGTCATGAGGGTGACCCTGAACTCATACGCGATATCGTTAAGACTTTGCCACTCGCTCCGGTCAACTATTCCATCTTCAATGTAATGACGGTAAGCATTGACCAGGTCACCAAGTCGGCCCACCAGCTCGGCCAGTTTCAAGCCAATCTCTTCGTTTTCATCATCTGGCACTGCGCCAGGGACATGAATTCCGTTATCAGTTTCACGAGAGAAAGCATCAGCGATGTAACTCACACCAGCAGCGCTCTGAAGCACCATTGCCCAGCCCATTGGGAAGATCTGGTCGCCACCAGCACGAAGGCGGTTAAAGAGTGAATTCTGGGTTTCATCCAGAATCTCCGCCGCTTCAGCGTACCCGCCAGGCAACGCCGCAATCGTCTTTCTGATTGCTGCCACCAGCCAGGCTGGCTGCTTCTCAACTTTCCATTCAGGTTCTATACCCACGGTCATCTCCTCTTTTCTGTGGTTTCTATCAAACTGCTGAATCTGTAGGCTTTTGGGGACGACTAATCGCCTTGATCAATTCCTTTGAGAATTTACCCTCGGAGGCTAAAGCGATTTTTTCCGCATAATTAGTCTCGCCAGTAAAATCTGTACGAGGCAGACATCCTTTTTTCATCCACTTGTAGATGGAACGAGCACTACATCCGCAAGCAGAAGAGATGGTAATGACACCAATCTCTTTAATTGCTTCGGTAAGAGTTGGGAGTTTTTCCTCTTGCATATGCACCTCACTTTATGAACTTAAAGTACATATTATGACGGAACTGATAGTTCACGCAAGCACGCCTATTATTGAACTCATGGTTCAGGAAGAAAGAGCGCGACAAGACTTCTCCAAAAGGCTAGCGCTGGCCTGTGAAAAAGCTGGTTTTCAGACTCATGGCCGACAGGCAGAAATTGCCAAGAAAATGAAGCTAACACCTAAAGCTGTGAGTAAATGGTTTAACGGGGAAGCAATACCAAGGCGTGGAAAGTTGCAGGATCTGGCAGCTCTTCTTGGCACGTCTGCAACTTACCTGCTAGGTGATTCTTCTGAGGACGGAATTATCAAAAGACAAGCTAACATGAGCAGCGATGTTTACCGTGTAGAAGTTCTGGATCTTTCTGTCAGCGCAGGTCCCGGAAATTACATGCTTTCGGACTATGTTGAGGTGCTTTATGCCATCGAGTTCACCACCGAACACGCCCGCTCTCTCTTTGGTAATCGTCCGCAGCAAGACGTCAAGGTGATGACGGTAAGCGGGGACAGCATGGCCCCAACGCTAGTGTCAGGGGATAGGTTGTTCGTGGATATCTCGGTGCGACATTTCCAGACTGACGGAGTTTACTCTTTCGTTTACGGTAGGACTTTCCACGTTAAGCGTCTTCAGATGCAAGGTGACAAATTAGCCGTTCTGTCCGATAACCCAGCTTATGAGAAGTGGTACATCAACGAAGGAAACCATGATCAGTTCTATGTCATGGGTAAGGCGTTGATTCACGAGTCTATAAAATACAACAGACTGTAGTAGTTCACGCAGAGGGTCAGCCTAGCTAGTGCTTTCTGGGAAAACTTTGAAACAATCTGTCTATTGTTAGCATAGATTGCAACTAGATTTCAGTTGCACTATCTTTAACAGAGGATGTATTCTTCGTGGGAAGAAAGGAAAAGTTAAGGTTGAAGTTAGATAGGTTGCCCAAAAATTTCACTTGGGATGAACTTGTCGCGCTTATGAGCCAGTATGGCTTCAAGCTTTTGAACGCGAAACGTGGTTCAGGACGCAAATTTTACAGCCAAGCCCTTGATAAATTAGTAATTTTTCATGAGCCACATCCTGAAAACACCCTCAAAAGATATGTCTTGGAAGAAGTTAAACTGCTGTTAGATGAGATTGATGATCATGAATAACCTGATGCAATACAAAGGGTACTATGGTAGCTCCAGCATTTCATTTGAAGACGGAGTTATGCATGGGAAGCTCGAATGCATAAATGATCTCGTCACATATGAAGGCGCTACCGTTGCGGAGCTTCGTGCTGCCTTTGAAGAGGCCGTTGACGACTATCTCGCAACTTGTGAAGAGATCGGGAAGTCGCCTGATAAGACAATGAGTGGTTCCTTCAATGTGCGTATAGGTGAATCGCTCCATAAGAAAGCATACTTAGCGGCCAAGTCAAAAAATATGACTTTAAATGATTATGTAAAACAGGCCGTAAGTGAGTCGGTAAATGGAAGAAAAGAGGTTCATTACCACTTTGAAAAGCCAAGGGATGTGAGGGAAGTCTCGTTCTTCTCCTCAAGACGCACTGAAGAAACCTATTGGGAAGTTTCAGTGGATAACGGAGTACAGCACTAATGCTTGATAAGATTCGCTTTAAAGGGTTCGATTTAGAGGGCTCTTCACTTTTTATCAACGACGATGACAACTCTGAGGGCGGGAAATACAGCTTAAAATTTTCAGAGCACCGCGTGATTCCGCAGAATGATGAAGATGGAAATTGGGTATTTATTGAGGTCACACCTTCAGTGATCGGCTTCCCACGTGACAAAACGAACATTGAAGACGGCGAAGATGTGCTCTTCAAAGCAGAAGCTAACTTGACGTTAACTTTTGAATGCTACCTTGATGAAAATGTTACTGAAGATTTCTATAATGAAAACTCTTGGTTCTTTGAGAATTATGTTTACGTCTGTACAAAATTAGTATTTGAAAACATGTTTAAAGATACAGTATTAGACACCATCAAGTTACCATGGTCTCCAAAACCTACTGATAATTAAGATATTACCCGGCCTAATCGCCGGGTTTTTAGGTTTATCTGATAGCGATAAATCCATAACCGCCCTGCCCATAGCATGAACATCATGCTCACCCTTTCATCTCCCAAATCCATTAGTGCGCACCTTTTGGTGTTTTATTGATCATATAACCGGCATTAAATCAATTAAAATACGCTTAATTTCAGTACGTTACGTAGTAAAACACAAAATGTGTACTATTGGTACTTTACATTATTGAACTATTGGTACATATTTAATCCATCGGTAGGTCAGTAGTACGGTATATGGCACATGTGCCGCAGCGGTCCGGGGATCCCTTGCAAGACAATATCCAGATCCAGCGGGTAGCCGGAATGTGCAAGCCAGGCAAGTACGACGGCCAGAGACGTTTCACCAGCGTGGCGATCAGGTTACAGCCCAGACGATATCTGAGTGGCTATAAAAACAGATGGGAGCCGGTGGAATCCCGGCACACAACATGAAAGCGCACTTCATCAACTATCGGTTGTGGATGACAGATAAGTATACGAACGGAGTGCGCTTACAGTTGTGTTAACCGTAGTAGCTGTACCAGATGCTGTGTGTAGTCTTGGCGGTCGGCAGTTTTGAATGTCCTTAATGTCGACCGCCCCTTTTACACAACTGAAAGCGCGTTCAGCGTTCAACTTGAGAGGCCGTAGTCGTTAAATCAACTCAGGAGAACGCGCTCTCAATTGTGGAGAAGTAACGTGTCGACATTGCAGTGTCGATTGTGGCTGCCAGCCTCAAGCATCCTCAGGGTGCTTGGTGATGGTAATAACGCCATCTCAACCAACAGGAGACGATGAGCCTGTTCTGGTTGGATTGGAAAAATGTTATTTGCCCGCTCAGCGGCGGGCGCTTTTTCTGGAGGTAGCATGTCTGCAAATGATTTGGCTGTTAAATATGGTACTTATCAGCCCGAAAATTTACTGGTCATTCTTCCACTTGAAGAAGCGTCAGACATTATTCGTGAAAGACTTCGCGCTGAGGTTCGCCACGAGCTGGAATATGAATACGATGACCGTATTTCTTCTGCTGAAGAAGAGGCATCTGATTGGGAATCACGGGCTGACAGTTACGAATGCGATGCGATTAGTTTTGCCAGAGCGATAGAGAAAGCCTTGCTTGCACCAACCTTGGATGAAGCAAAAATTATTCTCGAACGCGTTCGTTCTGATAATCGCGAATATTTTTAATACCTAATGAATAATTACGAATTTGGCAGCATTCAAGTGCCGGGATTCGTGCAACCAAAATTCAGCGCTGTGCAGAGCGCGTATAACACGGAGAAACTATCCATGACGAACACACAGAACGTCACCGAGTTACAACCACGCATGACCCGGGAGCAGCTGATCGACGCAGCGCGTAAGGCAGCCCCTCTCCTTCCGCCAGCTTATCGCGGCATTATGAACGAACTGGCTAACCGCCTGGACTATACCAGCGTCGCGCTTTGTGAAGCGATGGCGCAGCGTAAAGAACTGGCTGTTCAGAACGCTACTCTGCGTGAAGATGTCGCAAGCTGGGCCAAAGAGTGTGACCGCATTATTGAACGCCACACGAAGACCAGAACCAATATGCATTTATTGGAAGCCCAGCGAGAATTGCGTGAGCTGACACCCATCGTCATTTCCCAAAATAACGAGGTGGCTCTCTGATGGCTAACTCATTCAAGCAAATGACCCGTGATGGGACCATCAAGCGCACCGATACCGGGATGTTTATCAGCCTTGACCAAATCTATGTGCGGGAAGGTTTCAATAAACGCGAAGATGATGAACGTACCCGCCAGGCAGATGATGACCTCTTCAACTATCTGATGAACGGTGGCTCCGTTCCCCCGCTGGAGGTTATCGCCCGTGATGAAGGTGGAGTGTGGGTTGTTGAAGGCCACCGTCGGCGTCGCTGCTATGCGCGCTGTGCAGAAGCTGGTAAGCCAGTAGACCGCATCCATATCATGCCGTTCAACGGTAACGATGTTCAGCGCCTGGCGCGCATCATGACCAGTAACAACCAGCTCCCGCTATCTGATATGGAACAGGCAGCTGTTATTCAGGAGCTTCATAACGCCTTCAACCAGACCACCAGCGAAATAGCAAAGCTGGTGAATAAGTCTGTGGCCACCGTCGAGAAGCTGCTGCTCCTTAGCACAGCGAACCATGACGTTCAGCAGGAGGTTAAATCCGGTGCGGTGTCTGTTGAAGTCGCGGTTGATCGCGTTATGGAGTATGGCGAACAGGCCGGGAAAGTTCTCCAACATGATAAAGCTGTAGCGGCTGCCCAAGGTAAATCGAAAGTAACCCGTAGTTCTATCGCGCCGGAGCTGGGCGTAAAGAACGCACGCCGTTTCGTTGAGCTGATGGCTCAGGCCACGATCAGTGATGAAGGTGTCTTCACTCTTGAAGGCACTGCTCTGGCCGAGGCGCTGTCGATTCTGGACGAACATAAAGCGATTGCCGAAGCGCGAGAAACTTACCGCCTGTCACAACCAGTCCCTGTAACTGAAATCATAGGGAAAACTCTTTACGTCAGACTTGAAGGTAATGAGATCGGGAAAGCGCAAATCTATCGCGGTAAGAACGTCATCCTTAATGGGATCGTCACCAGCCAGTCAAAGGCTGTGGCCCACTTCGTTAAGCAACACAAATTGCAGCAGGAGCAAAATCATGACATCCAATAAACCAATGACAGGCGAACAGCTGGATGAACTTATGACTATTGCAGTCAACATGCAACGAGACAGTGAAAAAGTGAGTGATCGACCTGCTGCTATGTTCGCTTATGCAGTGCAGGTAGCTGTTCTGGAACTGCGTAAGGTTCGTAATGAAGCTGCGGCGCTGGCTGCGGAGAATGCGGGGATTAAAGCTGCGATTGACGCAACTATCAGATGGCAGCAATCAACCGATCCGGAGAATGTCGAAAGCGTACGAATGCTGGTCGACGTTAAAACCCCAGCAATCGAAGTTATCCTGGCTGATGTAATGGCGCAGGGGGTGGAGATGTTCGCCAAAGAGATGCATGCAGAAATCAGCGGTGATGATGCCCGCGAGTTCGCCGCCCAACTTCGCAAAGGAGCAGCATCATGAGCAATAAAATTTCAGCCATCCCGGTTGAACGCGACCAGTACGGTTATTGGACTCATCCGCTTTACGATGAATTTTGCGATGGGCGTGAATCTATCTCGCATGATGAATTCAACGCCTGGCTGGATAAGAACGGGCTCGAATGGACGGTAGTTTACCGCGATGAAGATGATATAGACCCAGAGGTAGACGGTTACGACATTTCCGCCTGGCAGCCAGACTCACCAGATGGTGATGGATGGTTTGTTGGTTCAATTCACGACACTGAAGATGGTGCTGTATGCATCTGGTTACGCCAGGAGGCCGCCTAATGAGCAACATAGACAAAAAGACTCTCCGTGAGCGCTATTCCGCAAAACCGACACCAAAATGCCATATTTGCGGCACCGAAATGACGGTACAGCGCATGTCTGCTAGCCGAATTACCTATGGCTGCACCGGAGCAACTTATGACGATACTGGTTGCCATTACGCCTCAGGCCGCAGCATAGCGGACGACCACTACGAACAGTCACGCGTCACTGTCGTCGATGCGAGCGATACTGACGTACTGGCGCTGCTGGATGAGATGGAAGCCGCCGAGAAGAGGATTTCTGAGCTTGAGAGCGACAATGCATACATCAGAAACAGGCACAAAGAACTAGACCTGTTAATCGGGAAAAACATTCTGGTAATGCAGGCCGCAATCATCGAATGGCAGGGAACTGGCGACGCCAAAAAGGGGCTGGCATGGATTTACAACACGCTGTTTGGTCCAGGTGAATTGCCGGACGAGGCGGAGAAAGATGCCCAAGCATACTTTGACAGAAAATATGCTCCTCTCGACGAAGAACTCTTGAACCTTCACCGATGGTTCTGGGAGCAGAGTGAGGCTGAGCGCGCCGCCGTAGCAGGTAAAGGAGAGTGATCATGGCTACTTTGCAGGAGTTAATCGACCTGACGCCGGAACAGGAAAAAGCTTGGAAACGCCTTGAGAAAGCAGTGAAGGATTTCAGAGCAGCCGGAGGCAAATTTTATAGCGTCCTGGACACGCTAAGCGCATACAACGGCGAGCACGTTGCCTACATTGATAACGACACGGGCTATCACACTGCAAGCGTCTATATGCCTAGCATTGATGCGCCAGGGCTAACCAGTTGGGCTGATGATTGGCACGGTATCACGATTAAAGATGGCGTAGAAGTGGATGAGGACTAACCATTGAGCGAACTAACCAAAGAATGGCTCCTGAAGACAATCGCGGAGCTTGAAGAAGAGCGCGATGCAACTCCAGGCGCAGTAAACGAAGATGCGGCCATGGCACTTGCTGCGATGATACGGGCGAAGGCATCGCTCCAAGCGGAGGCTGTTTACCAATGGCGAGAGCGTTACGAAGATCGTGACCGTTGGGATGACTGCTCAAAAGAGCAGTATGAAGGGTTCGCAAAACATCCAGACTTTGAGACACGCATTCTGTCTACCGCCCCGCCAGCCCCGTTTGTACCTGATGAGATAAACGTGCTGCAAGCCGCTAATTTGGTGTTGACGTTAGGTGTTTTGGACAACGGTATTCCGACCGTCGCTATGAAAGTATGGAACGCCTGCCGCGCCGCCATGCTTCAGGGTGCCGAACAAACAAACTACCGCGCTATCGTTGAGCGGATAGCTGAAATAATTCATGGCAAAGTGACTGATATCGATCTGCTTACGGTAACAGTTAAGAGCATGAAGGATAAATTGCAGAAATAAACACCGGGTGCAGCCGGTTAAGTGGAGAGAAACGCATGGGGCAGTTAGTAACACTTCATGAGTGGGCATCTGGTCCTAATGGATTCAAATATCCATTAAGCAACTCAGCATTAAACAAAATAGCAAAGACCAAACAGACTTATCCGCCAGCCTTAAAGCAAGGTCGACGCTGGGTTATAGATGAAGATGCTCGTTTTGTTGGCATGGTTGGGAGTGTTGATATTTCGTCATCATTATCAGACAAGGCCCGCCAGTTAGTGGAGAAAGCAATAAATGGCAGCTCGCCCCAGAAAACATAATGTCAAAATACCCAACCTTTACTGTAAGTTAGATAAGCGTACTTCAAAAATTTATTGGCAATATCGCCACCCTGTAACAGGTTCATTTATTGGATTCGGAACAGATGATGAAGCGGCAAAAGCTGCTGCAATCGAGATGAACCGTATAACCGCAGAACAAGAAACTCAGCAATCTTATGCTCTGATTGATATGGCAATGAAGAGCTCAGGGAAAAAGGATCAAGGTATACGTGTTTCTGAGTGGATTAAAAAATACATCGAAATTCAGATGGAAAGGTTGCGTGACGGTGAGATAAAAAACCCTACTGTAAAATCCAGACGATTATGTTCTCAGATCCTCGCAGATAGAGTGCCAAACCTTCGCCTGAAGGATGTTGATACAAGACTCATTGCAAAAATTATTGATGAATATAAGGCAGAGGGAAAGCACAGAATGGGCCAGCTGATAAGAAGCGTACTAAACGACGTGTTCAAAGAGGCGCAGCATGCTGGCGAGGTTGATCCTGGCTACAACCCAGCCTTAGCTGTAAAAAATCCAATAGCCAAAGTGAAACGAAGCAGACTTAGCATTGAACAATGGAAATTGATTTTTGAAAGCGCAGGCTCTTTGCCGCCTTGCGCTCAAAATTCTATGCTTTTGGCTTTAGTAACCGGGCAAAGGATAGGTGACATAGTCGAGATGAAGTTTAGTGACATTTGGGATAATCACCTTCATGTTACCCAAAATAAAACCGGAATGAAGTTAGCTATCCCCTTAAATTTAAAGTGCGATGCAATCGGGTTGACTCTGGCTGATGTTATTAGTAAGTGTCGCGATAGAGTAGTGAGCCCTTATCTGATCCACCATGTTAAGCATCACGCTTACGGTAAAGCGGGAGCTCACGTTCCCGAAAAAACAATATCAAGATATTTTAAGGAGGCAAGAGATAAAGCAAATATTACCTGGCCTAAGGATTGCACTGCCCTTCCGCCGTTTCATGAACAGCGCTCGCTTTCATCAAGAACATACAAAGCTCAGGGTATAGATGTCAAAACTCTTTTAGGGCATAAAACCGAAGCAATGAGCGTAATGTATGGAGATGATCGTGGTCTAGAATGGAAAAAAGTTGTGATTTAAACAGGGAGTTTTGGGGAATTATTTTGGGAATGTTTTGGGGAAAGAGTTTTACGAATTAAATTCAGTCACTTAGATTTTAGCGAATTGCTCCAGAAACAGTCATCCACCAGCAACGCATGACCCAACAGCCAGCGCTCCCGCTGGCTGTTTTCTTTCAGCCCTCTCCGTCCCGTGCTAATGTAGCAAGCTACGTATTGGCAAATCACAGGTGAAATCGTTATGTCTGATGACGTGACCGGGACGACGACCCATCAGCGCCTAATCAGCTTATTAACCGAGCAGGAGGCGCGCTTTCGCATGGTGGCGCATGAGGCCGTTGGGAAATGCGAAGCGGTCAGTGAAATTCGCGGGACCGATCTCCGGCAGGGTGCAAAAGCACTGGTCTGCAAGGTAAAAGGCAACGGCGTTAAGAAACATATTCTGGCAATCCTTGCCGCCGATCGGCAGGCCGATCTGAGTCTGCTGGCCAGCCATTTCGGTGGGCTAAAGGCCTCTCTCGCCAGTCCGGCTGAAGTGGATGCGCTTACCGGCTGCGTTTTCGGCGCCATTCCCCCCTTCAGCTTTCATCCGGATCTGACGCTGGTCGCCGATCCGCTGCTGTTTGAGCGCTTCGATGAGATCGCCTTTAACGCCGGCCTGCTGGAAAAGTCGGTGATTATGGATACCCAGGACTATCTGCGTATCGCCCGTCCTGAACTGGTGACGTTCCGTAAACAATAAATACAGCGGCTGGCTAACGGTCAGCCGTTTTCCAACAGCAGCACGGAAGCAATCAAAATAATCGCGATGATAAAAAATGATGAGGAAATAATTAGCGTTTCGACAAACATAGGATCGTTCAT